ACGTATTAGCAATGCTCAAAACAGATTTGGCGGAATACTGGACAGACCCAGAATACATCTGGACATTAAGACGTAGAGAAGATGGATCTTACGCACTGGATGGTTAATGATGGATGACGACCTGATTATTATTGAAGAGGACCAAATATACGAGGCTATGGTTGAACTTACAGAGATTAAGAATCATCTAAAACACCACTTTGATTTATGGGGAGATAATCAACCCTGGCATATGTTTGACAAGTTACATCTAAAACTAGCTTTAATGGCACAACAAAAAACTGTTGGGGACCCTGAATGAAGCGTAGATGCAATATCTGTCTACAATCAATAGATCATCTTAAGACAGATAAATTCAATAATGCCGTGTCAATATGTTACGACTGTCAAAAAATCTTAAGTAAAATAGTTCGCAGTCAAATTGAATATTAGCTCTTCAGCCCATTTCATTTAAAGAAAGAATGATGACTAGGGGATAAGGTGGGGTAGGATGGGGTTTAAAAAGCGAGTATGATGCATCAGAATGCGTTGTAGGTGCTTTATTTCTGCAATCCCATGCCTAGACCAGCGTCCGTTGTGCGTTCTGGTTGCGTTTTGACTGCTTCAGTGATCATCGGTAACATTTTAGAAGCTAGGGCTTGAACATACCAGGGTTGACCACTTAGATCCTGAGTGATATTATGCAAGAGAGACAAATTAGAACCCTCTTCCGAACCTTTCAATTCTTTCGCAGCATTGCCCATTGCTCCAGCCCAAAACTTTTGAAGATTCTCTCTCGCTTGAGGGAGCATAAATTCCTCAAAATCAATTAACATCTGTTCTCTAATTTTTTTAGTGATCACTTCCAGGGAAGCTAACAAAGTTTCGTCAGATTCAGAATCCATTAACCAGGCTTCAATATTTTTTCTAGTACGAATAGGAATCCACCACGTATAAATTATTAAATATATTCCAAAACTCAAAAACCAAACCAAAAAAAACATTTGGTCTGTCATTTTTTAATCCCTAGCACTTTATCCAATCCCGTAACGGTTAAGATTGAAGCAATTAAAATATCTAAAGGACCGGTTGTTTCCTGGCTGTGTCCGGTTTCTATTAGATCCCCAACGTCACCCGATAAATTTTTAACAAAGTCAAGAGCATATTCACCCGTTACAAACCAAGCTCCTAACATTACACCTTTGGGAAGATTCAGATCTATTGCTGGTAACGTCTCCGCACCAACAAAAACATACGATAATTTATCTACACCTACACTTACCCTGGCTAAAAGAATCCAAACGAGTGCTATAATATAATCTGAATAGCCCGTTAAGAAATTTGTTAATGCTACCCATTCGATAGAATCAGTTATATCTCCGTTCTTATTCCTTTTTTTAAACCAGGCAAATAACGGAATAAACAAAAGGGGCCAAAAAATTTTAAACTGATCTATAAGTTTTTTAGCTTCTTCTATCTCTTCCTCTGTTGGAATGTGGACTTTATCAAACAATCCGCCAAGGGCTCCTTGAGTAGTACCCGTTTCTAAAACCATTAGACTCGATACCCCGTTAAGATGCACGATGCAAACCCGTTATTATCAGACTGAAGTGCCTGGATCTTAACAGTTGAATTTGGAGGGATCATAAATTCAAACATTTTGGGCTGGTTGCCTAGGTTGTTATCAGTGATCACAGATTTTTCTAAAAATAAGGCTACACCATCAACGTTAACTGTGTATGAAATAAATTCCGTCGTACTGATCCCTGACCAATCAATCCCTAGAGTTACCCTGGTTAAGTAAAATGCGGATGGGTTCGTATAATTTAATAGAGTCACTCCAGAGGCACTAAGAGCCTGGCTTCCGCTCCATCCGTAGATCTTACCATCCTTAGCCCTGGAGACTGATTTAGATGCGGCTAGGGTCACAAAACATTGCCGACCATGACCATACCCATAGTAATGTCTGAACTATCACTAGTTGTTAAAGTAACCTTAACATTGGTCAAAGGAGGAATAACTAACTCTAATTCATAAGGGGCGGAAGTAGGTGCTTGTACATTTTCACCATAAACAGCTGATACAATTTCTATATTATTTAATAATACATTATATCCGATCCTTTCCCCTGTAGAGAATCCTGTAGAATCATAATTCATAAAGAATTTAGCATATATCACTTTCTTAGGTGTCATAAAGTCCAGAGCCGTGGTAGTAGTTGCATTAACGGTAAAAGTTCCACTGTAAGCATAACATTTTCCCTTATCAGTGATAACCAGGGCTTTACTTCCACCTAGGAAAGTGGCTGTCTGTTTAGTCATTCAAAGGATCATTCAAAGTACAGTGTAACTGAACCACCAGATGCGGTTGCAGATCCACCCGAACTGAATTGTACCGCTATTTGTAAATCAATGTTATTGACTCCAGCTAAAGGAAACGCAACAGGGATTGATTGATAACCAGCAAAGGCTCCAGCATCCGCAGTATCTCCAGCTGCACCCCAAATGGTGAAATTCTGTTCACTCATATTAGATCCAAGTAACCGGCATACTACCTGTGCGCCTTTTGCATTGAATACATCAAAGGCACAATCCACTCTGGAGATCCTGGTAGATCCTTGCGGAACCTGGATATTGCCCAAATTTGAGCTATTCATGTTGTCGGTTAAAGAAAAATATTCTTTATCCGTGGGCGTGGCGTCAAACGATCTCTGTATAGTTGTTACCATTTTATAATCTGAAGTATAGTTTACTTCCTCCTAGTTTTAGTGTTGGAAACTGCTTTCGTGCAAAGGCTCCAGCCATTGCAACAAGTCCAGCAGTAACTAATGTTTTTCTTCCTGCATCGCTTCCGATCATATTGATCGCATTGGATGAGAGAGTATTGAATGCGGTTCCTAATTGACCGTCTGTTATGTCCTTGATCACTCCTTCCGTTATAACCTCAGTTGGAAAACCGTTTGAACCGGCGAAAGTTGTCTTACCTGCGTTTAGGTATGCGGCTATTGCTAGTCCAGATGCCATACCAGTAACACTTGGATGGGGAATTGATTTCATATATTTTCTCCTTGGATTGCCAGTAGATCTCTTCCTAGTGTAAGCACGACGAGAAGTTTTTCGAACTCCGCCTTTCCTGGTTGAACGTTTACGCTTGCGAGAGGTACTATACGACGACTTACTGATGAGCTTGCCATTCCTAAAATACATCGTTCTTCCATTTTTACCTTTCCTAGTGTAGAGTCCTACTGGCATTACCAATTAATGTTTAATCCGTTATATAACTGTTTGTGCTATTTACAAATTTTTATATAGCAAAACTCCCTGGATCTAATTGATGGGCTTGAAAGATAAGAGAATTTCGTTAGGAGCTACGCCCAGGTTTAAACAATTAGAACCTGGTGAGGTATGTGAATTTGTAAACGCCACCATACCGGAAGCATTTGAATCAGACTGGGACACTGGTTATGGTAAGGATGGCAAGAAAAGTATTGATGGCACGTATAAGTGGTCTTTCTATTTTACCCTCCTTAAACATCCTCATTCCTCTTACTCTCTTCCTAAGAACGGTATGGAAGTAAAGTGGGAGACAGTCGCTGAAGTAATAAGAGTAGACGTATTAGCAATGCTCAAAACAGATTTGGCGGAATACTGGACAGACCCAGAATACATCTGGACATTAAGACGTAGAGAAGATGGATCTTACGCACTGGATGGTTAATGATGGATGACGACCTGATTATTATTGAAGAGGACCA